CACCGCCCGTGACGAACTTGAGCGCGCCGGTCGCGTCAGACAGCACCGAGAAGAAAGCAGCAGCTTGCTGCCCGCTTGGCACACCGACCACGCCAACATTTTGTCCGGTCAGTCCGGGTGTCACTATGTCGACGTAGAACGCGCCCGACGAATTGTTGCCGTTCAATCGACCTTGGATCATCGTTTGAATTGGCGGCGCGCTCATGACTTGAGTGAGCGTGCCAACCGCCGAGAGATTGAACAAGTTAATGTCACGGATCGCCGTGTTCCATTGCACGAGGTCGCCCTTGCCGCTGTGGGCGAGGATGTTGCCCGAGCCGTCGGTTTTGATAGGTCGCAGACGACGATACGCGGTCGTGCCTGCCGGGATGTGCGTCGGCGTCACGCTGTTGTCGAAGAATATATCGAACACACCGTTGATGATGGCGGCAAACGGGAAGTACCAAGTGTTGACCGACAGCGCGAGGCCCGGCCCCATGCCGCCAACGGCGGAGCCATTGCCCGCTACCCATCCACCCGCGATGAACTTGGTGAAAGCAACTGTCGAGTTGATCCACACGCTGTTGGTGCTGTCGGCCGCCGCCACTGCTCCTATCGTCAACGCCTGCGTTGAACCTGCGCTGCTGTGGACACCACCCGAGAGAAAGCCACGCAGCACGTTGGACGGATTGGCCGGACCCGCCGGTCCCTGCGGCCCGGCCAGTCCCGTTATCGGCGTCGCGCCAATATAAACGCCTTGATAGGTGCCACCTGCCACGCTGCCATACAAAGTAAAGTCGAAATAGTCGGTGCCGTTGGCATCCAAAATAGCTTCGAGCTTGTTGGTATTATAATAGGCGGTATTAGCCGGTGTTTCCCACGACTGCTGAACCACGACGCCGTTTTTGCGCAGGTAGAAATACGTCACTATAGCGCCACTCGCATAGCCAGTGACCGCCGAGCCAAAAAGCAGGTAGCGCCCGGCAGGTGGCGTGTACCGTCCATTTGAAAAATTGTAGTAGCCGCCCGCGTTACCCGTGACGACCGGCGGAATAATCGTCGTGATGCCGCTCGCCATCCCAGTGAGCGTATTAAACGCGGCGTAGAAGTCCGCGCCGCCGGTACCGGATGAACCTGCGTTGGCCCGCACCCACGCCGTCGTCGGCACCGTCGTGTCGTTGCTGCCTGCCGCAATCGCCGTGCTCAACGTCGCCGTCGTGCCGCTGAGCGGCGCAGCGATGTTCACAACAGAGCCACTAATCGTCAGCGGCTGGTACGACCCGACACCCGTATTGTCGACACCTTCAATAGCAGTGTAAGCCGCATTTGGAACAATGCGAACGCCTTTGGTCGCACCGGCAAACAACCCGCCAATAATGCTGTCGTTGGTCGTCACCTTCAACGCGCCGTTAACACCGCCACCATTGAACGTCGCCAACGTGCCGGTGAGCGGGCCGGTCAGCGTGCCGCCCGTCAGCGGCAGATAAGGTCCCACGCCCGGCGCGGCGCTCTGCGCCAGCCACGACGCGTAGGTCGTGCTGTACTGGTAGGCGACACCGTTCGGGGCGTTGAACACCTGACCGTTGGTGGGAGAAGCGGGGAAGTCGATCACGGTGCGACCTCGCAGATGACGATGCTGGAGGCCATGACGCCGCCAAAAATGCGTGCACCGGCAGTGCCGTTAAATGTTGTTGTGTAAGCCCCGCCATTCCCACCAGCGCGGACCCGAAAGATTATCGGAGATGTTGTGCCGCTCGTCATGACGTGCCTGAAACTCATGCACAAAGACGATACCGCATAGGGCGTGTCTTGCCGCACTGCCGCCAAGGCGTTTGCAACGCTGTCTCGAAACAGAGCGCAGACGAAGACGACATTGCCAGTGCTGGCAAGATTAGCGATCACCTCAATGATCAGCTTCGACGTGGCGCTTTTCGGCGTGATCGAACACGTCATGTACTCGTCACCCTCGGTGATCTGAGGGATGGTGTCGTCGTGCGGGATTAGCCCCGTCCCGGTCGCCACCGCGCCGGTCTCGGTACTGACCATCTGGATCTGCGCGCCGGGGGCGAAGACGGTGCCGGTGGTGGTGATCGCGCCTACGGCAGTAAATCCGCCTGATATGGAAAGGTTGCCCGCGTCCGACATCGAGAACGGCACTGCGCTGTAGCCGCTGTTGATGATCTGGAAGTTGCCGCCGTTGACGCGAATATATTTGGACGGGGTGGTCGCTCCGTCGCCCGTCAGCTTGATGCCGACGCCGTTTGCTCCCGGATTGCTAATGGCAAGTGTATTCTGTGTTGCCGCGTTTTCGCTGAACGTCGCCGTCGTGCCGGTGAGCGGACCCGTTAGCGTTCCCCCCGCGAGCGGCAGATACGATCCGGCCATCGTCGGTGTCGCAGGCACCCACTGCGAGGAATTGCCGTCGTTGTAGTAGACCATCAGCGTGCCCAGCACGCTGTTCCACCACATCGCCCCGGCGGTCGGTGATCCCGGTGGCGTGTCGCTGATGGTGAGCGAGGCACCGCCGCCACCACCGACCTTGGCCCACGTCGTGCCGCCATCGACGTTGTACCAAGGGATCGCGCCTAGAGCGTCGAGGTAGATCGCGCCCTTCGCGCCGAAGGTCGAGAAGTGTGGGTCGCCGCTACCGGCAAACATGCCGATGTTGCCACCCGCGCCGTTGCCTAGCATGTAGCCGAAATAGTCGGCACCGTTGGTGACGAGCGGACTAAGCGAGAGCGCGCGGTGCCAGCCCGCGACCTGCGTGTCGCCCGCCCTGTCGACTTGATAAAGCGGGTTGATGCCGGTCGGGCCACCCAGCACGCGCATGGCGCTGCCGCCGCCACCCGTCGCATCGAGCAGCTTGACGTCGAAATAATCCTGCGCGGCCGACGTCGTCGTGCCGGTGACGATCAGAGCTTTCGTTCCGGCAACCGTCGAGTTGAAGTGAGCCAGCGCGCCGGGCGTGCTGATGCCGACGCCCAACCTCTTGTTGGTGGCGTCCCACGAGAAGTCGGTCAGCACGCCGGTCAGCACATTGCTGGCGCTGCCATAGCCTACGGCACCGGCCGGCAATGTCGCTGTGCCACCACCGCCTGTCGGCGCGGCCCAAGTCGCCGCGCCCGCGACCGTGGTCAGCACGTCGCCGTTGATCGTGCTCGGCTTGATCAGCGGGTTGGGATAGGTGCCACTCAAGCCGCCGCCTGCCGCACCGCTCGGTGGCAAGGTCGTCGGCGGCGCTGGGATCACCCCCGCTTTGATCGTCGGGTTAGGGTAGCTGCCCGCCAGATCACCGCCTGCCGGACCATTAGGCGGCAGTGTCGTCGGGTAAGGCACCGCCAGACCTGGATTGGGATACGTCCCACTGAGTGCACCTCCCGCCGCTCCTGATGGCGGCAGCGTCGTCGGCGGTGCCGGAATTTCGGACGCGATCCGTGCATCGAGCCAGATCGTATCGACACCGACCCTGCCTACGCCCGTGATCGGGCTGGGAACCATCGTCACACCCGGATCGGGTGTCAGCGAAATCGGCACCACAGAAGCCGGTGGCGGCACGTCGGATCCGCGACCCGGGTTGGTCACCACCCACTGGTAGGTGTTGCCGTCGTAGTACCAGATGAACAGGAAGCCCGACCCGGTGTCGAACCACAGGTCGTTGACCGCCGGAACCGTCGGCGGAAGGTCCGAACTGGTGATCCTGGGCGTTGGGTTGGTGACGATGGGCGCGCTCATGGGCGTCGGCACGGCGAACACTGCCGGGCCACGTCCGGCCACGCCGAGGGCACTGGAGATCACCCAGGCCCCGCCTCCGCTGGGACCTATCTGCCAGGTGTAGTACCGGCCGTTCACCGTGTTCAGCCACAGGTCGCCCGCACTGGGCGAACTGGGTGGCGTCGATCCCTGTATGATGTCGAGCGGCATCTACGCCTCCATGCAAAGAAAGCCAGTTACTCACATGAGTAACTGGCTCCTCGTTCAGGAAGCTGCGCCTACGGTACCACCGCCTCGGTCACGATCGCTTCGCAGATCGCCACCGGATCGATGACCTTGAAGCCATAGACCTGGAGGCCCCTCAACAGGGTGCCGAAGGTGAACTCCGACCGCAGCGTCTCGACTTTGGATACTTGAGAGGCGAACGTCAGCCCATGGGCGTGGCCGGCGTAGATCACCCATTCGCCCGCTGCCAAGGCCGGCGGACCCGTGATCGCCCCCTTCGGGAGTAGGTTGCTCACGTAGAGCGTGAACCGATCGACCATACCCAGTCGACCGTTGCGCAGCATCGAGACCGAATCGCCCGACAGATAAGCCTGCCGGAGTTCCGACTGCTTGATCATGTTGGAGGCCCAAGTGGGCATCACGATCCAGCGTCCCTGCTCGGGGATGTTCTGCTCGTCGAGCGCCTGACCCAACCTGAGTATCACCTGGAGGATCGTTACCTGACCCGCCACCGGGGTTGCAGGCACCACCGCGATGGTCGGCAAGGGTGTGCCGGTAACGCCGAGGTTAATGTTTCCGGTGATCAGGCCTGCGGTAAGACCGCGATTCTTGGCGTGCGCCTGGCCCAAAAGCCCCAACAACACGTCCGCGTCGATGACGATCTTCATCTGCTGGGCGGCGTCGTCGGACCAGATCCCCATCAGATTGATATCTGACTGGATCTCCATCACATCATCGAGGATCTCGTTGAAGTACTTACCCCGGTCGATGTTCAGATCGACAATGTTGGACGCCGGCCGATCGACGGTGAGATTACCGCCGACGAGGTAATCACGAATGGTGATGGTCGGCTTGGTGCGGATGTGAACCTTGTCGCCCTGGTTCTTGATTTCGCCTTCGTAGTCGGTGTTGGAAATCGCCGCCAGAACCGTACTTGCGTAGAATTTCTCGATCAGTTTCCCTGACCAGATTTCGGGAATAAACGTTCCCGAATAAGCCGGCGACGGTTGTGTGCTTCCCGTCGGGAAAATAGGCGGGACTGTGCCCGCACCAGCAAGAGGATATGCCATGGGTAGCTCCTGGGCTGCCGCCCAGTGCTACCGAGTTACCTCATGTAGGGGTCTTTGGGCGGCTGAGTGCGTTGATCCACGATGATGCGTCCCTCGCGCTGTGCCAGCATGATGTCGTGATCGATGGCAGACTGTTGCTGCTCGCGGCCACGCCAGCGTCCCAGCTTCACGTCGGTATAGAACCTCGTGATTTCAGCGGCGGTGTAGACCGGCTTCTCGGCGGGATTACCTCCGGCCGAGTGGGCTCTGCCCGGAGCGGCAAGCGTAGAAAGATCCAGCGGTGCTCCTGGGGTCGGGGGGATCGCAACCGGACTTGCAGTATCCGATACGACCATGCGCGACGGAGGTGGCACGCGCTGCCCGTTTCCCGCCTGCGGGTTCGTAGCAGCCTCCTCTGCGAGGAAACTATGGAAAAATGCGGCAACCCTTTGGGGATCCCCGGAGTTCCACGCGTCCTGCATTAGCGACTTACGAATAGCACCACTAAATACATCCGGCAATTGGCTCCACTGAATAAATCTGGGGTCCTTGTTCAGTTCGGCCCAATTAGGAATATTCGCGGAAATCGTCTGGTTCATCCGTTGGAGGAACGCGTTACCCGTCTCCTGCTGGACATGCCCCATGGCGGCGCGCAGGCGGTTGATCTCTTCGTTCAGGGGACTCGCCGTCTCGGCGGCGACCCGGCGCATGACGTCGACGAACTCAGGACCGTAGTCGGCGATCTCCTGTTCGGTGAGCTGGCCGGGCGGGACGATCGGCTGCGCCTGGGGTTGTTGGACCTGGCGCTCGCGTTCCATCTGCTCAAGCCGGTTACTCAGCTGGGTAATCGCATCGCGCTGACGACGTATTTCGGCGTTCTCACGCCCTTCACGAGACTTGAATCTGCGCTCCCAGGAGGCTTCGTCCTCCGGGGGAGTAGTTCCCTGCGGGGGCGGTTCCTGCACCGGGGCGGGCTGATTCTGGCCCTGGGGAGGCGGTTCCTGGTGTTCGTTAGGATCCCGGCCGTTGGGTTCGCCCTCGATCTGGGTCGCCACCGAGGGTTCGGAGGTTCCGGCGATAGCGTGCTGGATCGCCTCGGATCGTTTGCCGGCATCTAGTATTTGTTGGGGGATTTTAACATTGGGATCGACTGCGCCCTGCGGCATCTGTTTGGCGCGAATTTCTGCCGTGGATGTGGGTAAGGCCATTAGCTCCTCGCTTCGTAATCGGCCTTCAGCTGATGGCAGTTTTCGAGCTTCTGGCGAAGCTGAGTTATAATCTGTGCCTTGCCTTGGGCCGGAAAAATCACGTTGTCCGCTGCGGCAACCAGGTCAGCTACGCAGCGCGATTCGAATATCTTGATTGCCTCGACGAACTTCTCGTACTCCCGGGGGGCCATCAGTTTCAACTCGGCCGCCGTCATCATCACGTTGTGCAGGGGGTCCGCCATCAGGTCTTCGGGTTCGCCATGTCAATTATGGTTTGGTAACTTGAAGGTCCGCTGATCCCCGAAGGGGTTAATTTGGCGTAATTTCCCAGGGATCTCTGTTCCGGGTTGCCGCCGGTTAATTGATTCAGGGCAGCCCTATTAGGCAGCATTTCGTGCTTGGAGTATTTTCCCGTGGCGATGGGCGGGGGTTTACCCTTGGGGTTTCCGAACTTGGGCATGGTTACCGCCAGGGTTTGGGGAACCCGGGACCACCCACACTAAAACTATCCAACTGCTTGTGGGGTGCGGTGTCCTGCATATACGACGTGTTGGAATTGTTCGTAGACGAACGACCTGTTTCCGACGGTGCTTTGGGTCCGCCCGGAATCGCCCTGGCCCCCAGTTTGCCCGGTGAGGTTCCTGACGCCTCGGTCAGGTTTTGCTTGCGTTTGTTCTGGCCGATGACCCGGTCATCCAAACGTATGGCCTCGCCCGGCCGAGGTGTAGCTACCCGGCCGAACCGGGTGCCGCCCATGTTCCGATCGTAATTACCCATCGGAGTAACCTACTTGGAGGTCCGGCCGCCCTCGACGCGATTCGAACCCGTGTTGCCGAACATCTTGGTCGAGCCGCCCGAGGCAAATTTGGATTTTCCCCCGGAGGGGGTAGTTGCGCTCACACCCGGCGTCTGGGTTCCGGCATAGGATCTGTTCGACACCCCAGAACTATAAAACCCGTGCCCGTTACCCGCCGAGACTTTTTGTTCGCGTCTTCCCGTG